CGGGAATTGAGTCAGTGAAGAAATTCAAAACGCATATTCTTGCTGATAGTATAAATGCAATCGAAGAAAAGAAATCATACAAATGGATGAGCGACAAAAACGGGGTATTGTCTGACAAAAAACCTTTGAAGTTTAATGACCATTTTTGCGATGCAGAACGATATGCGATATTTTCAGACACGAAGAATAAAAGTTTTAATTATGGATTTTTTGAATTTGGTTTTACGAAAAATAATGAGGAGTAAAATTTATGAGTGAGTTTTTATTGTTAGCATTTTTTGTTTCGTGTGTTCTTGCGTTTATTCAGAAACGTGCAGAACGAAAAGAGAATGAAGAAATGAAAAATGAATTGCGGGAATTGAAACGAAAATTTAGTTGATGCAAAAAAGTTTTAGAGAGAATTTCGACGAGGTGAGAAATTGGTTAGCGATGAAAATTGCCCCAATTACTCCTTCGTTTAATTTTATCAACTCAATCAACACGTCGAGCGTTGGTCTATTTGATAGACAAGGCGACGTGAACGAGATGTATAATTCGTTTAAGGGAATTGTTTTTGCTTTGATAAATGCGCGGGCAAAAGAAGTTTCTCGCCTGATGGGGCAGAACGTTCTTCAGTGTTATCAACATAAAAACAATGATGAGTTTCAATTATTGCCAATTGAACATCCTCTCTCACAATTAATTCGTAATCCGAATCCCTATTTGTCCCAGTATGATTTTTGGTATGCAGTTCAAACTTCAAAAGATTTAACTGGTAATGCTTATTGTTGGATTGGGCGCGACAAATTAAATGTGCCGCGAGAGTTGTGGTTACTTCCTTCTAATACTGTTCGTATCATTGCTGGCGATATGCGAAAAGGTGAGCCAGTCATTAAATCGTATGTTGTGCAATTTGCGGGAAGTGATAGCGTCACAATTCCGTCCGAAGATATTCTGCATTTAAGATTAGTCAATCCAGAATCGCCATATTATTACGGAATGAGTTTGGTTATGAAAGCGGCGACAGAAATCGATATTGATAATTTTATTGCACAACATCAAAGAACATTTTTCAAGAATGATGCAGTTCCGCCAGCAGTCATAACATTCAAAAATAATTTGAACGCCGACGCGAGAAAGGCGTTTGAAGAAAATTGGATTCGTCGCTATAAAATGCAAGCGGGAAAGATGGGATATTTAGAAGGGGACGCAACTATTCAAACATTGTTCAACTCGAAAGAGTTAGATTATCTTTCTTCGATACCTATATTGAGGCAACGCATACAAGCGGTGTTTGGTGTTCCCGATAGTAAATTGATGTTGAGTGAAACTATAACAGCACGGGCAACACTTGAAACGATTGACTATAATTTTTTGAAAGAAACTATCGAGCCAGAAATCGTTAAATACGCTGGACAACTTACTAACGATTTAGCACAATATTTCAATCCTTCATTTGTCGTAAAAGCAGAAAACGTTGTTCCGCGAGATTTGATACAACAAATAGATATTGACACGAAACAACTTAACGCTGGTTTGACTTCGATAAATGAAATTCGCTTGCGTGATGGATTGGATGCGTTGAAAGGTGGCGATGAGCCGCTCATATCGTTTAACGTTGTTCCTCTTTCGGAAGTTGGTGCGAAAATAAATTCCGATGCTTCGCAAAAGTCAATTACGAAAAAAGTAAAAGAATTTTCCGAAACGGAAAAACTTGCGATATGGAAACAGCACGACAGGAAACAAATGAAATGGGAGCGTGTTCTTTCAAAGCAGTTAAAGGTTTATTTTAATTCGATGCGTGAAGATGTATTGAAAAATTTACACGGAACAAAATCTTTGAAAAAAGATATTGGTCTTTCTTCGTCTGATTTGCAAAAATATATTCACAAACTTTCTTCTTTAATGGATAAACAAGCGGGGCAAATTTTAGAAGAAGCGTTCAATGAATTTATCAACACATACGAAATCGATGGAGTAGTATATTCTCCTTCTTCGCCGAAAATAAAAGAAGTAATTGCGAAACTTGTTGAGAGAACGAAATCCGTTCCGCAGTCGGTGAAAGATGAATTGGAAACAACATTAAGCGAAGGAATTCGTTTGAATGAAGATGTTACGCAACTTTCCCAACGGGTGAACGAATTTTTCTCGAACACAACAGACTATCGCGCGTTGAGAATAGCGAGAACAACATCAAATAGTTGCTTGAACGAGGCGAATAATATCGCCGCAAAAGAAAGTGGCGTATTTGATAAAAAGATGTGGATTACTCAAAGAGATTCGCGCGTAAGAAATTCACATTGGGAAGTTGATGGGAAAAAAGTCGGTATTGATGAAAAGTTTTTAGTGATAGACGAAAATACGGGGACACATTCGAATATGAATGGCGCAGGTGATATAACGGCTTTGCCTGAGTTTGTAATAAATTGCCGTTGCACAACATTTTATTTACAAGCATAAAAATTTATGGAAGAAAAAAATATTATAGAAAAAGTTTTGAAAAATGTAAGTTCGTTATTGGTTTCATCGCAAGACGAAGAGCGAAGTATTGTTCATTTTATTACAACAGAAAACGTTGATAGATATGGAGATATTGTTCGCGCAAGTGGAATGAATGATGCGAATTTTTCTAAAAATCCCGTCGTGCTTTATGGACACGATTACAATAGTTTTCCCGTTGGGAAAAGTTTATGGCGAAAAGCGGTAGACCAAAACGGCGTTAAAGGTGTTCTTGCAAAAACGCAATTTGCGAAAACGCAAGAAGGCGAAACGATTTATAGTTTGTGGAAAGACGGATTTCTCAACGCTTCTTCAATCGGATTTCAACCAACGAAATCAATACCTGTAATGGAGAATGGTATAGCAACAACAGGTAACGAATATATCGAATGGGAGTTGCTTGAATATTCAATCGTTCCCATTCCAGCGAATCAAGACGCTTTACGTTTATCAATTCAAAAAGGGAAATATGATGAAAAAATAATTCGCAAAGTGTTTTCAAATTTTGAAGTTGAAACAAAAAAAGAATTTGATTTTGAAAAATCTGCAAACGAAATTAAATCAATGTTGCAAGACGTAATTGAATCGAACAAGCAAACACAATCACTTTTGCAATCCTTGAAAAATGAAAATGAATTTACGCAAAGTATTTCGCAACAATTAGAACAAATTTTTTCATTACTTGAAAATACTTCCAAAGCAAACGAGCCATCGAAAGTAAAAGCGGAGCAACTAAATGAAGTTGTAGCAAACATTACACGAGATGTTATAGGACAAATAAAAGGAAGTAAAATTTAACAAACATTTTTTTAGAAAGGAAAATTACTATGGAAAATAATAATACAAATCAAGTATATCAACTTGACGGAGAAAGTTTGAAGGGTTTAATTTCAAACGCAATTCTCGAAACAACAAAAGCATTGGGAATGGATAAAGTCGATAGACGTTTCGGCGTGTTCCCAGAAACTTCTCTTGATGAATTAAAAACGATGTCGAAAGACGATAGAATAAAATCGTGGTTAAAAGCGATTTGGAAGAAAGACCCGATGATGTTAGCGCAAGTAAAAGCATTATCGGAAGGCACAGGTTCTGCTGGCGGCTATTTAGTCCCAGAAGAATTTCGCTTGGAAGTGATTCGAGAAGCAGAACTTTACGGAATACTCCGCAAAAACGCATTTACGTTTCCAACTTCTACGGATACTGTTCATTTGAACAATGACGCTGGTTCGGTGAGTGTTGCTTGGACTTCGGAGAACTCGCAAATATCAGCGAGCGCGCCAACATTAGCCGAAACAGTTCTTTACATAAAGAAAGCGGCTGGTATTACTGCATTATCAAATGAATTACTTGACGATGCACAATTCCCAATCGTTCAATACCTTGCAACTCTTTTCGGCGAAGAAATAGCAAAAGCAGAAGATACGCAAGGATTAACAGGAACAGGTTCTCCGTTCACTGGTTTAATCGGCGGACTTTCGAATATCAATACCTACACGATGACATCTACTTCTATTAAGGATATATCCGCAGATGACTTATTGCAACTCGCGTTAAAAGTTTCTGCAAAATATAGACAGGGTGCTTCCTACGTAATGCATCCAACTGTATTCAGTTATATTCGTCAACAGAAGTCAAGCGGTTCTGGTGAGTATATTGTTCAGCAACCTATTGCACCAAATCAATCATATACGTTATGGGGCTACCCTGTTCTTGAAAGCGAAGTAATGCCTTCAACTGATGCAAGCGGAACGGCATTTGTCGGGTTCGCAAACATCGGAAGACGTTGTTACTTTGCCGATAGAAAACAGTTGAGCGTTGCAATCGGAACAGAAGGAACAGTTGGGAGCGATAACTTATTCGAGAAAGATATGAGCGCAGTTCGTGTTACAGAACGCGTTGGTATTGCTTGGATATTAGGTGCTGGATGTTCACAACTTAAAACTGCATAAGGAAAGGAAAAATTAAAATGAAAAAAATAATTTATCTTTTGTTTTTCCTTCCGCTAATTACTTCGGCGCAAGTTCCACTGCCTGCAAATAGCGTTCAGTTGTTCAACGCAAAAGTATATACTGCTTCAAACAACGACACATCGGCGGTAATTCAGAATTTAGGAAATAGTAATCACTTCACGTTGTTCTATCGAACAAATGATAGCGCGGTTGCAACGTCCTATGTTCAAACAAGACCGCGATGGGGAAACGTTACGGGAAGTTGGACAACTGCCGTAACAGATAGCGGAATGTCTGTTGCATTGACAAGCGGAAGCGGAACGATAACTGTAAAGCATTACACAACGGCAACGTATGGGTTTTGTGATTATCGGTTTATCAATGTCTTTCGGGCTGGAACAAAACTCAAAACAACTTCAAAAACTTACGATGAAGTTTTGTTTTGGGGGAAATAAAATAAACAATGGGAGGGGGAATTTATTTCTCCCTCTCAAATTTTTGAAAGGAAAATTTTTATGAAATATTTATTACTCACGATTTTATTTTCGTGTTTTTCGTATTCGCAAATTAAAACGGGCTACGGACGAGCAACAACTTCCTACACAACGAAAACATTTTCTACTCGTGTTTTTTCTGTTGAAGTTTGTAATGATACAACTGCTGGGAATGATACGTTATTTGTTTGTATCAATGGCGATACGGGCAATCTTTATCCTATCTTAAAAACGGAAAAGAAAAAGTTTTATGTTCCAGTAAATACGATAAAAGTAAAGACGAGTGCAAACACTATACCATATAGGATAGAAGGGGAATGAAAAAAGTCAAGAAAGAAATTTCTAATTTTGAAAATCGAATGTTAGATAAAAAGAAAATCGTAACGAAATGAATAAAGTTTTCGAGGCGGTAGTTGGACAGTGGAAGGGTGGAACGCCAATATTAAATGTCAAGCAAAATGATTTTTCTTGCTCCTGGACTATTCAC